TATTATTTCTGCGGATTGGGGAAGCATTACAGGAGCCATAATATAAGGGCAAGTTGTTATCTTTAATTTTCCTATTGCAAAAAAGTCGTGTTCTTTATCATTTGTTGCTGGAAATTCTGATGTGAAATTTGTTCCTGCACAACTCCAGATTTTTAAAGATTTCTTGCCTGGTTGTTCGTTATCTATTCCTCGCCTGCTTCTTCTGAAAATTGAAATCATGCGTTTGACATATAGTCTATATTTGCTTTGTCGCTTAAAATTCCTATTGCAAACATGGCTTGGTTATTTAACAAATCTATCATGTCCTCTGCTTCCAGTCTTGTTGTAAATCCTGACATATCATATTGAATAACATATATTGCTGCTAAATTTGATGCGGCTTCTTTCAAAAGGCCTTTAACATCCACATTGAGTCCGGCGTAATTATCTGAAAAATTGTATCTACATAAAACATTTATTTTGCTTTCTACCTGTGTCATAAAATCATTAACATAGGCCTCGGCTTTACTTGTTGCACTCGCATTTGCCCCTGCTTTTCTTTGAACCTCTGCTGTTGTTGCGAAAATGCCTGTATCTGCCATCTTTATTTTAGTTTCATCATTTATTTAAATCTTTCTAATATGCTTTAGTAAAAGCCCATTTTGCCAAACTTTCGGCATCATCAAGATAGGGTGCGAATTTTGCCACGACTTGATTGACCTGTTCCCAACTTCCCCCCGAGTTTCTTATTCTTATTATTGCTCTTACTAAATTTCCCCTTATCTTTGTTGTGTAAAATTGTGGGCTTCTGAATAAGTTTAGAAGTTCGGTCTTAAAACCTTGCATTAATGCCCCTGATGTAATGCTCCCCCCCATTGATAATAAAAAGGTCAATATTGTTCCTAAGATTAAAGTGGTCTTAATATCTGCTAACCATCTAATCCAGGGTGGTAGATTTTCTAAGTCGTTTTGATAATTTTGAATAGCGCTTATCCAGTCGCTATCGGATATATTTGTTCCTATTGTTGTTCCTTCTTGTGCATTTAAGTTGTTTATCCATATCCAACCTGTGCTTCCAGAATAATAATTTGTTTGGGGATTTACGCCATATCTTCCATAATTTGCGAAAAACCATCTTCTCTGTTTTTCAGATACAAACGTCATGTTAAAATGAGTGTGCGAATATATTTAAACTTTTGTCTTTTTCAGCTAACCACACAGCTCTTATAATTCCCTCTGTTATGTGGCTATAACTTCCAAAAATCTTATCTTCTTCATGCTGAATAGAACCTAAACTTGCCTTAACCTCGTCGCTGTTTAGAAGTTTTATCTTGCCTTGTTCCATTAGTGATAAGAGAGTTAAATACATTTCTTCTTTAAGAAGTTTCTTGGTCTTTTTTCCGTCTTGACTTATTGGCCTGCTTGCGTTGTTCAAGGCTTCTGTTTTTCTTTTGGTTTCTTCTGTGTTCATTAGTTCACTATAAACTCCAAATCCAATACCACCATCATCAACACCTATCTTCTTTGTAAAGTTGTAGCTTCTGTTTAGGTTTATTACCCTCTTGCTCGTGTCGGTGGTCATGTTTCTCTTTTCTACTATGTTTTCTCTATGTTCCAGTCTTTTATCGTTTGTTCTTTCTAATACCTCAAAGGTGCACTCGTCGCCCCCAAAACCTGCAACATCAACTCCAATATAGAACTCTCCCCTATACTTTACATCTATTCTCTCTAAAACGCAAGTGTTTTTAATGAGTTCATCATCAAATAATCTCTTTAACTCGTCTGTAAAGACTGCTAAGTATTCTTGTGCATAAGCCAGCTTGGTCATTTTGTTTCTTTGTTCTGCTAGAAACTCTTTATCATGTCTGGGGCAATCTTCCGCACTAACAAAAAACTTCTTGTATCTTGGGTCTTTACTGCATTTATAGAAATACTTCTCTGTTCCGTCTTTGTGTTTCTTTCCGAAAGGTGTGCTCGCAATATCCATGCTTCCATGGGTTACGCTTAGCATTGGTTCAACACTAATGAAAAATTCCTCGGACATACGAGAACCTTCATCAATCATAAGTTTCTTTATTGTATCGCCCCTCAGGCCTTCTCCTGTTTCTCCTGCTGCGAAACAATAAATACCTGCACCTGACTTAAAAATGATTTTATGCATGGTCGGTTTGTCTGCTTTGTTTTTCTTTATCTCTTTTGGATATTTCGTTTCTGCGTATGCCAATGCCTTAGCCAGCATACGATACGCTTGTTTTTCTGTAATACTGCAAATAAGAATATTTTCTCCTTCTCTTAGTTTGTTCACGCATAACTCAACAGCTTTAATACTCATGGCCGCGGTTTTCCCTACTTGTCGGCCACATAACAAAAAGCAGGGGACTTCTGGGGGTTGCTCTATATATTCCTTTTGCCATGCGTCTAAGGTTTCCCAAGGTAGATTTATGTTGTAATCCATCTAAAAGTGGTCTGCGTTTATTTCTTTGAATTTCATTGATTTGTGATCTGCGTATGCGATACAGCAATGTTCATGTGCGTAAGCTTCTGCTTCGCAAGGTTCATGGCAAATAAAGCAATGCCCTTGCTCGTAAACCTTTACTTCCAATGGGACTATCCTTTTTGTTTCGCCTGCTGTCATCTGAGTGTTGTTTGTTTTCCTGAATAAACATCTTTCCAGAGTTGTTTGCTTACTCCTCTATCTTTTCTAACTCTCCTATATCTTTTTGTTTTCATATTTTATAAAATTTTTTGTGGGGTCCTCCTTTTATACATACTTACAAACTCGCAAGGTTCGCATACATACATTTACACACATACAATTACAATCCTGAGAAAGAATTACAAAGTTAAATAAAGAATTAGAAAGAGTAATTAAGATTACAATAAAGAATAACAAAGCTAAGAAAGAGAAACTAAGAACCATATTAAACCTTTCCTTTACTCTTTAGATAGTCAATTAGATTATCAATGTAACCATCAGCGTATTCTATTGCTTCTTCTCTTGTTAAGTCTGCGTTATAAACTTCCTTTGCGTTCTTGATGATGTTATTAATCTTATCTTCTCTATGTTTTATTCTTCTTTCTTCTTGTTTGTTCTCAGACTCTTTGAGTTCTTTATCTTGTTTGATTTCGGTTTCCAGTTCTTCCCTTGTTTTTTGTAAAACATTAACCCTATATCTTTCTTCTTCTTCTAACTTCTTTAGTTTTTCTTCTTTACTTTCTATTGTTTCATTTGATTTGAAATAATCAATTAACAATCTTGTTATGAGTGCAGAAGCATTCACATCTTTTAGTTTATTGTTAAGTTCCTCGCTGATGTAGATATATCTTTGTGTCATTGTAATCCCCCTTTCATAAAGAATAGAAAACACAATCCACTTATGAGAAATATTGCATATCCTAACCAAAACAATTTATCCTTAGTTGTTGCGTCTTTTGTAAATAAATCCATGATAATTATAAGACTATTACCTTTATATATCTATCTATCTCTATCTCTATCTATACTACTATACTACTACTATTTCTAAAGTTCCAGTGGAAATGATGGGGTGTCTATTCATAGAATTACAAAGGGGGGTGGCGGTGGGGTAGGTCGCGAATTAACAAAAGCGCGAATAAGCTGGGGTGGGGTTGGCTAAGCCAAAGCCGAAAGCAAAGCCTATGACGGCTTTGCGTCATTTATTGGCTTAGGCGGTGGGGGGTGGTGATGGCGGATCCTTTCGGATCCGCATAAGCCCAAAGGCCTATAAGGCCTTTGGCTATCTTGCCTGCCTTTTACTAGAAAAGAAGGCAGGCAGGGGGCGTGGGGGTTTACCCCCACTTAGCCCAGCTTTTTAGCTGGGCACAAGCAAAGCCCTAAAAGGTTAGCTGAGCGGTAAGCGAAGCGCCTTTTACGGCTTTGCCTTTTTCTTAGATAAGCATTTTTGGGCACTTTAGAGCCTAAAATGCCTATTTTTAAGGCTTTTGGCAGGCAAGGGGCATCTGTTAAGAATTAGCTTTTGCTGGTTGCAAAAGCTAAGTAAAGGAACTTTATAAGCTTTGCTGCCAAAAGTGTTCTCATCTTATTTTTTTTGCCCTACCTTTTCTGCAACAAATCTTAACAAGTGTTCGTTCATCTCAATACTGCGTCTTGCTGACTGAATATCTTTCTCAATGGACTCTTTAGTTCTGATCCAAAACGCTTCTTCTTCGTTCTCTGCAATCTTAATTCCGTCTTTCTTATCTTCTATCATTTTTAGTTTTGATTTTTCCCCCTTTCAATAGTCTTGCAACTCTTTTCAGCTCTTTAGCCCAAAGGTGGGCCTGTTTGCGGTGATAATTACACCCAAGCCCACCTTCTGCCCATGCTTCCCTGCACCTTTTACAGTTCGGATAATCGGTCAATGTCCCCCCCATATTTCTCTAAAAATTCCTGCAATCTCACCTCAGATTTGCGTTTAAGTTCTTCGTCTATTTCTGCCCTAAGCTTTTCATCAAAGATTAACATATTAGTTTCTCTCCAAATATCTTGTCTATTTGATTGTTTTGGTCTCGATTTATCCGCTTGATTATATCCTTTGTTATTATCATATTTTCGTTTAGTTCTATTCTTTCTCTTAATTCTCGCACAGCTTCTTTTACATCTTTAGCAGCAATTCCAGATATATACCCTTCAATATCAGCCAAACCATGCATTCTTATTTTATCACTTAAACTTCCCTGATAACCTCAAAACCCTTGAGACTGCCCACCACTGCAAACCCATAAACTTTTTGAGCAATACCCACATGTTTTATTTTTTTGGCTGTTTCGTTCAAGGTAGACGCTGATCCTACTGCATCATCGATTAATAATATGTTATTA